GAACAGATACTATACTCAATAGAATTACGATAGCTGAATATAATCAAATACCTAACAAGACAAATACTGGAAGACCTAATCAGTATATGATAGATAGAGGCAGACAAACTGGCTCTAACAATATTTACAAGATATATGTTTGGCAAACACCAGATATTGGCACATATAAATTAAATTATTGGGCAATGACACAATTAGATGATGTTACTTTATCAAATCAAGATGCAGATATACCTTACACATGGTCAGAATGCATATGTGCTGGACTAGCTAGTAAATTATCTGTAAAGTTTGCACCTGATAAGTTTCCTTTACTTAATGGCTTATATAATGAGGCGTTTTCTTTTGCATCCGCTAATGATAATGATGGGGTTTCATTAAAACTGCAACCTACAGGGCTTAATTTAAGATAATGGCGAACTATGCTTCAGGCAAAAAATCACAAGCTATAAGCGACATAAGTGGAGCTAAAGTTCCCTATACCCAATTAAAAACTACATGGAATAATTTAAGAGTTGAGCCAAGTGAGTTCGATCCCAAACATCCACAATTAACGCCTGCAAAAAATGTAATAGATGCTACTGCACTTTATGACCCAAGACCAAGTACAGATGTAGAGAACGTAGTTATAGACTTTGCATTTACTAGCAATATATTTTTATCAAGAGTTGAGCGATCACAAGTAGGAACAAACATACATGCAACTGGCTCTATTGGAACAGTTCAACTACAAACTGAAGAAGAGCAGACTGGAGTACAAGGCACGACTGCAGTTGGATCAGCTTTTGCAGGCTTTGATGTATCTGGAGTTGCTGGAACGTCTGCTATAGGAAATTTCACACCAGAGGATCAAACTGATGTAAGTGTCACCAAGGTAACTGGAACTACTGCAATAGGAGATTATGATCCAGCAGTAGGCGTTAATGGAGTGCAAGCTACTGGTGGCACTGGTAACGAAAGCATTACCAATGATAGAATATTTGAGCTACCAAATGGTGGCGTTGATGGCACTGGAGCAATTGGAACGTCTGCACCACAAACTGATGTTATATCTAGTGGAGTGGTTGGAACGTCATCTACTGGAACTGAAACAGTTGGTAATGAGCCTTTAGCAAATGGAGTACAAGGCACTGGTAATGTTGGATCATTTGGAGAAGAAGGAAATGGCACATTAAATCTATCAATAGCAGGCATAGGTGCTCAAGGTACTGCAGGAACTGGAACAGAGGTAGCAGAAAATAACGTAATTGAAAGTAATGAAACTGGGTTTGGTGAAAATGCTTTTGGTTATGGTGTTTGGGGTGGTGATTCAGAAATCAGAGGAGTCAGTGGTGTAGGTACTGTATCACTAGATATCTTTGTAGGGCCGAATCCACAGTCTGGAGTACAAGCAACTGGTGCAATTGGAGAAACAATTTTTGATCAAGATGTATCATTCACAACTGGTTGGGGTGTAAATGGTTGGGGTGCGAATGAATTTGGTGGCACAGATGTAACGATGGGTGTTGCAGGAACTGGTGGAGTTGGTACAGTAAGTCTAGATACAATTATAGATGTTACTGGAATATCTGCTACTAGTGCAGTAGGAAGCGAATCAGTAACGATTAATAGTGGTTATGGTGAAGGAACTTATGGTTCCCAGACATGGGGTAATTAAATGAATTATACAAGTTTAGTAACAAATATTAAAAATTTTATTGAAGATGATAGTGCAGAATTTGAAGCATCAATACCTGAAATTATAACACAAGCTGAAAGTATGATTTTTGGTAGATTGCCAAATTTGCCATGTTACAGAAAAAACCTTACGGGCAATTTAATTATAGGTACAAAAGAATATTCTGTAAGTGGTGCTAGAATGATTAGGCAAGTTGCAGTTACTAAAGCTGATAGTAATGTAATATACTTGAAACATAGAGTAGATAGCTACCTTAGAGATTACACACCAAATGCAAGCACATCTGGAGTACCATTTATGTATGCCACAAAAGATGCGAATACATCTGGAATTAAAATTTTATTAGCACCTTCACCAAGTGCTACTTTAGCATATGAAATAGACTTTATAGGTCTAGAAACAGGATTGTCTCCTTCTAACGCCAATAGTTGGGTGGGAGATAATGCAGAGCAAGTTTTGCTAACTGCTTGTTTATTGGAAAGTTCTGCTTTTCTAAAGGCTCCAGATAGTGTAAACTTGTATAAGGCACAATTTGATGAGGCAATAGCTTTGTTTCAACAAGAAATGCAACGTAATTATCAAGCAGAATACGAAGGAGGTATTTAAAAAATGGCGATAACACAAGCAATGGCTACATCATTTAAAGCTGAAATATTAGATGAGCAACATGATTTAGTCGCAGATACTATAAAGATAGCTCTTTATACAAGTTCTGCATCATTAGGAGCATCTACTACTGCATATACAACATCCAACGAAGTAGCAAATGGTAGTGGATATACGACTGGTGGAGTAACATTAGCAAATAGGACTGTATCAACAAGTGGCACAACTGCTTTCTTTGATTCAGATGACCCAACATGGACAAGTGCATCATTTACTGCAAGAGGAGCACTAATTTATAATAGTACCAATGGCGATAAAGCTATTGCAGTTTTAAACTTTGGTGGAGACTTTACAGTTTCTTCTGGTACATTTAGAATTGTTTTCCCTGCGGCAGGAGCAAATGCGATTGTCACAATAGCTTAGAGGAGCAATTAAATGGCTAGTACTTATGTAAATAACCTTAGACTAAACGAAATGGGAACTGGCGATGCCAGTGGAACATGGGGTAATACCACAAATACAAATCTAGAGCTTATTGGTGAAGCTATGGCATTTGGCACAGAGGCTATTACTACTAACGCTGACACTCATTCTACAGTAGTTGCTGATGGAGCTACAGACCCAGCTAGAGGCATGGTTCTTAAATACACAGGAACATTAGATAGTACTTGTACTATTACAATAACACCTAATACCATTAAAAGAGTGCAATATATTCATAATGGAACAAGTGGTAATCAAGATATTGTAATAAGTCAAGGCTCTGGTGCGAACGTAACAATTCTTGCAGGAGACACAAAGTTAGTTTCATTTGATGGTGCAGGCAGCGGAGCGGCAGTTACTGATGTTTTAGTAGGTGGGTTTAATACTGGTGGATTATCTTATCCAAGTGCTGATGGAAGTAATGGACAAGTTATGCAAACAGATGGAAGTGGGAATCTATCGTTTGGAACAGTTGATTTATCAGTAAAGGCTAACATTGCATCACCAACATTTACTGGAACACCTGCGGCACCTACTGCTTCTGCAAATACAAATACTACACAAATTGCAACAACTGCATATGTACAACAAGAAATTGGGCATATAATAGTGTTAGAAACAGATAGTGGTAACGTAGACCCAGTTTCTGGTGACTTTACAAATGGAGCTATTTTCGTAGGACAATATTAGGAGATAAAAAATGGCGGCTAAACTATTTGGCTTAGATGGTAGTACAGTCAGAAGAATACAAAAACTTTTTGCTTTAGATGGATCAACACCAAGGAGAGTTAAAAAATTATTTGCAAAAGATGGTGGATCAATAAGATTAATTTTTGAAGATTTTTCAACTTTTACAGTATCAGGAACTTCTAATCCTATTGTGTCTCCAGTCAATGAGGTGGTTGATTTTGGAGTACGTTCTGACTTTGATGCTGGTGGTACTGATGTCAACGTAAATACAAGTGGAACTGGCGATGCAACTAATGTAGGAATTACTGGTATTACTATAGACGTTGATAGTAGTCATACATATGCAGGAAGCTCACCTTTAAGAAGTCCAGGAGGAGCACCTCGTGTTCAAGGACCCAGCCCTGGCTTTTCTCAACCACCAGCTAATGCAATTTATTTTCCTAGTGATCCACAATTAGGTATGAACTCACCTACTGGTCCAGTTTCTACATTTCAGAGTATTCTTGGTGGTCTTACAATGCCGAATTGGACACCAGGCTCTTATATTACTGTAAATGGCACACAAATACGAGGATCATATGAATCATACCCTTCAACTAAGATTTGGAATCAAGGTTCTGGTGTTAATTTATTAAGTTTTACAGGTGGTTATGGTGCAAGAATACAAGCACCCCCTTCACAAACAATAGGCAATATAAGAGTTGCTGGTGCACCAACTGTTACTGTTACTGGTCGTAGAGCAAGAGTGCAAAATGGAACAAGTAAGACATTCACAATTTCAAGTGGTGGATTAACTGCTGGTAATAGCTTTGCGACTGGTGCATTGAGTGCTGGTGCAAGTACAGGATATATTACTGCAAATAGCACAAGTGAGGCATGGACTTTAGTAGGCGTTGCAACAAAAGACCCAGCGACATTTACTATAACGAATGCAGATAGTAGTATTTCAGTATCAGGTACTTTTGCTGATGGAGAAACTGCTTCTGATGCAAGAGACAGAATACAAAGTGTATTAAATGCAGACAGTACATTTCAAGGTAAATTCAATACTGGAGTTGATTCAGATAAAACAATAGATGGCGTTGCACATAAGGTTGTTACATTTACTAGTGATAGTGCAGAAAACACAAGTGACTTTTCAATAACTATAACTGCTAACGATGGAAGTAACACAACGCCATACGAAGCAACAACAACTCAAGGAGCTTCAGAGAGCTTGCAAACTACTGTACAAGTTACAAGGGCAGTAGAGGGGTCTGAAGTGTCATCTACAAAAGCAATATCAAGTTCAGCAGACACAGATACTGCTGGAGCAGAAGTTGCTACACTAGGTGATGATATATCCTATGATTCTGGTACTAATAAATTGAAAGTACAAGATATGGATGCTACAGTTAACGTATCAAATGCAGGATCATTATCATTCAATAAAGACTAAATAATTCCAGAAAAAGGGGACTAATATGGAAAATGAATACAAAGACTTTGTGCCAGACAATTGTACGTCTGATTGGTGGGTTTATCAAAATGCGATTCCTAAAAAAGATTGCAATAGCATTATAGAGTTCGCTCAAGATAAGTGGATGAAAGCCGCAGTTGGTAATGAAGATGATGTGCCCGAAGGACATATTATTGAAAGCGTTAGAAAATCAGATGTTGTGTGGTGCGATGAGAAAGATGTATATGATTTAGCATGGTCATATGTAAATAATGCAAATGAAAATGCTAAATGGAAATTTCAATTAGATTCTGTTCAGCCTATGCAAATCACAAGGTATCAAACAGGTGGTTTTTATGATTTTCATGTAGATGGTAATGGCACTACAAGAGATATGATGGATAAAAATATGCCAACATATGGGAAAACTAGAAAATTATCTATGACAATAGTTTTAAATGATGACTATGAAGGTGGAGAATTTGAATTTTTAAGTATGGGTGGGCAATTAATTAAGGAAAAAATGGGTACTGTAATAGTTTTCCCATCATACATTCAGCACAGAGTTCGACCAGTAACTAAAGGCACAAGATATTCTTTGGTTGTTTGGTTCTGTGGCGAACCTTTTATTTAGAGAGATTAATATGGATGATATTAAAAAAATAAATTATGCTGAACTATTTAAAGAAAATAGACATGTTCTTGTAAAGAAATTTATATCTAAAGAACTATCTGATTTTTTATATAATTACACACTACTAAAAGCTAAATCAGTTGAAACATTAGTCTTAAATGCAACTATACCACCTGATTCTTTGTTAGGTGGGTATACAGAAGCACAAGTACCAGGTTCTTTTGGAGCATATGCAGACTTTGCTATGGAAACATTGCTTGCAGATATAACTCCTAAAATGGAACAAGTGACTGGTTTAAGATTGTGTCCTACATATTCCTATCAAAGAATTTACAAACATAATCAATCTTTGGACAGACATAAAGATAGACCAAGTTGCGAAGTGTCTGCAACGCTATGTTTAGGCTATGATAATTCCAATCGATCTGATGACTACAATTGGGGAATGTTTATTGAAAAATCAGGAGAAGTGGGTCTTGAAGGTAAAGAAATTAAATTAGAACCAGGCGATTTAATAGTTTATCGTGGTTGTGACTTAGAGCATTGGAGAGAGCCATTTCAAGGCAATATACTTTCTCAAGTGTTTCTTCATTATAATGATATTGATGGTCAATTTGGAGAATCTTTTAAGTACGACAAAAGAGCAATGCTTGGATTGCCTGCAGTCCAAAAAAGGCAATAATGTTTAAAGTTTTGGTAACTATTTGTATGATAGGAGTACCAAATAATTGTCAAGTTCTAGAGGATCAACTGGGTCCATATGAAACAGAGTTTGAGTGTAAACAAAGAGCTTTAGAGATTAGCAGACAAGTGCATCTATATTATCCATTATGGAGACCAGCAAAATACAAATGTCAACAATTGCCTGAGGGGAGGTTAAGATGGAAAATATGATATTGGAAGCATGGAATGAATTATCGTATATTGAAGGCGTTCTATTCACTTTATGGTTATTTATATTGTACTATGGAAAATGTTGGATTGATTCGAGATTTAACAAATGAAATATGAAGTAATAGATAATTTTTTAGATTATGTTGATTTACATACAATACAAAATTTTATGTTTAAAGATATGGATTGGTATTATGGAAAAAATGTAGCATCTAACAAAGACAGTCAAGACAATCATTATTATTTTGTTCATCAATTATTTGATTGTTATCAGATGGATTTGCCAAATTCACGATTTTATCCAGAAGTCCTTAGTAGATTTGCAAAATCATTTAAAAGATTGAATATGGAAAGAGAAATGAAAGCATTAATAAGAGTTAAAGGCAATCTTTATCCATCAACATCAAAACTTGTAGAACATGATTTTCATATTGATTTTCCATTCAAACATAAAGGTGCATTATTTAGTGTTAATACTTGTGATGGTTATACTAAATTAGATGATGGAACAAAAATAGAAAGTATTGAAAATAGGCTTTTATTATTTGACGCTAGTAAAAATCATGCCTCAACCACTTGCACTAATACTCATGTAAGGGTTAATATAAATTTTAATTACTTTTAAGGAGTAGAAAAATTTTTAACTTTGAGACATTTCTTAAATGGAAAATATTACCAAGATTTATGATGCTGGCTAGTACCATAATGTCGTGGCGTTGTGCTGAATGGTTTATGAATTTAGATAACCCAACAATGCAACAATCAGCGTTTGTATCTGTTGTTATGGGTGTAATGACAGGCATATTTGGTATATGGATGGGACACGAAAACAAATAAAAGGAAAATAAAATGTTAACTGCATTAATTGGACCCGTTTCTAATCTTCTTGGAAAATTTATTGAAGATAAGGACATGAAAAACAAGTTGGCACATGAGGTGGCAACAATGGCTGAAACACATGCTCAGGAACTGGCAAAAGGGCAATTAGCTATAAATCAAACTGAAGCAAAGCACAGATCAATCTTTGTGGCTGGCTGGAGACCCTTTATTGGCTGGACATGTGGCATTGCTTTATGTTGGCATTTTGTACTAGCACCAGTCACAATGTTTATATGTGCATATTTAGTAGTAGAAATACCAGAATTGCCAACTTTTGATATGGGTTCACTTATGACTGTTTTGATGGGAATGCTAGGTCTGGGCGGGCTCCGCTCATTTGAGAAGTACAAAGGATTAACAAAATGATGTGGTTTTGGTTGAGTTTAGCTAAATTTTTTAATAAGATTGGTAATTACTTCTACTTTCGTCATGTAGCGTGTTTGAGAAAAAGGCAAGGAAGATAATGGACATTAATAAATTAAAAGATGAATTGATTGCTGACGAAGGAGTTAAGTACGAAATTTACCTTGATCATCTTGGATATAAGACATTTGGAATTGGTCACTTGTGCAGAGCAAAAGACCCAGAAAATGATATGGAAGTTGGAACTGCAGTATCAAAAGAAAGAGTTGATGAGTGTTTTGCAGAAGATATTGAAAAAGTTATAGATGATTGCACAATACTTTATGATGATTTTTATGTTCTACCAGAAGAAGCACAATTAATTATTGCAAATATGATGTTTAATCTGGGTCGCCCAAGATTAAGTCAGTTTGCTAAGATGCACGCGGCAGTAATGGATGCGAACTGGATTGAAGCCGCAATTCAAATGGAAGATTCGAAATGGGCAAGACAGGTTCCAAATAGAGCACAAAGACTTTGTGAAAGAATGAGGAATGTAGCATAATGCCTTTAGTGCCATTAAAATTCAAAGCTGGAATAGTAAAAGACATTACAGAATACGCTTCTGGAAAAGCTGGATTTTATACAGATGGTAACTTAGTAAGATTTAGAAATGGTTTCCCAGAAAAAATAGGTGGTTGGTTAGAGGAGACATATTCTTTTAACGCTGATCAAAGCACTGTGACAACTGTAACTGGAACTCCAAAACATTTAGTTGCTTGGAGAGCTACAACTGATAGCTTTGATAGAATTATTGTAGGTACACATAATCATTTGTATGTAATTAATAATGGTGTGTTTTATGATATTACGCCTCTTAGAAAAACTTCAGAAAATTTAACTAATCCTTTAGTTACAACAAATAGTAGTTCAGTAGTAACTGTAACAGATACTAGTCATGGTGCACAAACTGGTGATTTCATAGTCATAAAACAAGCTACTGCAGTTGGTGGAATAAGTGCAGACACAATAAATAGATTAGAAGGATACCAAATAACAAAGGTAGACGATAACTCTTATACATTTATCGCAGGCAGCCAGGCAAGCTCTGGGGCAACTGGTGGTGGTACTACAATAGATATACAATATTTAATTGGTAACTCTGATGGAGTTGGCTTTGAAAGCTCTGATCCAGCCACTGGTTTTGGTGTTGGTTCTTGGGGTGAAAGCACTTGGGGAACTGCTAGAAGCGTAGCATCAAGTACAGTTAACATAGATGCCACTAATTGGTCACTAGAATTATGGGGTGACGATGTTCTTATAAATAACAGAGGTGGTCAATTATATTATTGGGATACATCTTCTGGTGATAGTGCAAGAGCAGTTTTGGCTTCTAGTTTAGGTGGTGCTAGTGGCATTCCTACACAAATAAGAACAATTGCAGTATCTTTCCCAGATAGACATTTAATAGTAGGTGGAGCAATACCTTTAGGTGGCAGTGAAATAGACCCAATGTTAGTTAGATTTTCTGATCAAGAAGATTTTGCAGTATTTACGCCAACCTCAACCAACACTGCTGGCGATCAAAGACTAGAGATAGGCTCTAAAATTATCAGCATGACTCCAACAAAAGATGAAATGTTTATACAGACTGATGAAGCAGTTTATGGTATGAGCTTTGTTGGGCCGCCCTTTACGTTCTCATTTAGACTATTAGCAGTTAATTGTGGTGGAGTTGCATTGCATGGAACTGCAAATGTAGATGGAGATGTGTATTGGATAGGTAAAAATAATTTCTTTGTTTATAATGGATCAGTTCAAGAGTTGCCTTGTTCAGTTCAGTATTATGTATTTGATAGAATGCAGAAAAGATATTTTGACAAAATATATGTTGGTCATAACAAAAGATATAATGAAATTTCTTGGTTTTATGTGAGCGAAGATAATGTTGCAGAAGACAATCCTGAGCCAGATAGCTATGTTACATTTAATTATCTAGATGGTGCATGGAGCATAGGAACTCTAGGAAGAAATGTATGGCATGATGCTCAAGGATTTAGGCAAGTACCTTTTGCTTTTGATAAAGATGGTAAGCTATATAACCACGAAACTGGAACAAGTGACAATGGCAATTCTATGAATGCTCACATAGAGTCTGGTGATTTTGAATTAGATAATGTTGGTGAAAATTTAACTATCGTAGATAGAGTGATTCCTGATGCCACTATGGATAGCAATACTAATTTGTATCTACAATTAAAAACTAGAAAATATCCAAATGCTCCAGAAACTGTAAAAGGTGATTTTACCATTACAACTGAAACACAAAAAGTTAGTACAAGAGCTAAAGGCAGACAAATGGCAATAAAACTTTATAGTAATGGAACACAAGATCAGTGGTTATTAGGCGATTTTAGAGTAAACGCTAGAAAAGATGGTCTTAGATGATTAGATTACCATCCCCAACTACTTTAGATAATTATGTAAGATGGGCAAGACAACTTATACAATCTCTAGAGTTACAACAGAAATCAAATGAATTAAATACATCTTCTATAACAAAAGATGCAGAAGACAAAGCAGAAGCAGTGAGTTGGTTTAATGGCTAATAATTACAAAAATGCAAAGCTAGATTTAACAAGCACAGATATAACTACATTGTACACTGCCCCTGCGGCTCACACTGCAATATTTAAATCTATAATAATTTCAAACGATAGTGGCAGTGCTGATACCATCACTTTGACAATTACTAATAGTGCAAGTGCAGTTTTTAGTGTATATAATGTAAAGAGCGTTGCATCAAACGCCACTGTAGAGTTATTAGAGCAACCTTTGGTTGTGATGGAGAATGAAATTTTAAAGGTAACTGCAGGAGCAACTGATAGACTTCATGTTGTAGCAAGTTACTTAGAGATTACATAAGGAGATGTAAATGGCAGAATTAGGTGCATTAACTGGATTACCAATTTTAAATCTTGAAGAAGAAAAGAATCAAGGCGTTGATCCTATAGTATATAATGTTTACCAAACAAAGTCACAAACCCCTGTAATATCAGATCAAGAGATACAAAGGCTTTATGGAACTACTGCAATGCCAGTTTTTGAATGGGCAAAGAAGATACAAACTGGGCAAAGAACTTACAATCCTTATGATGCATTTGATGAAAGCATGATGGAGATGTATGAAAGTTTTGATAATCTTCCTGATGGCATGATGACTGCACAAGAGCTTATGGCACAACAAGCCTTACAAGGAACTGCTGGGCAAACTGGAATGTCAATTGGTACTAGCATAGGTTCAGAGCTAACAAACCCATATTTGTCTGATGATGTTGGTAATTTAGATAGAATTAAAAGTGGCATTATGAAGACTGGACAAGACACTTCAGTAGAACTAATGCAAAAAGCAAGATTTGGTGAGCTTGGAGACAAAACACAGAGTGCAATTAGATCAAGTGGATTTTTGGACAACTATATTCCAGAGTTATCAAGCAAATCCGCAGCCGAAGCAACTGGAAATTTAGCACAATTTAACAGAGGCTTAGACGAAGGTACTCTATATCAGCCAAGAGGTTCTGATGTATATGTGCCTACAAATAGATTTGAACAATCTTTGTCAGGTAGAAATATGGATGTTTCTAAACTAGATAGTGGCTTTGAGGGATTGGAAGCGGGCTCAATGCCAGCCAGAGAAGCATTGGATCCAGTTAAATCTCTCGATCTTGGTTACGATAACTATTCAGATGGATTCACAGATACAATTAATCCTATAACAGATGCTGGAACAAGAAATTTATATTCTTCTGGAGTAGGTGCTGGAGTCAATTTTGTTGCTAGAGTAGCTTCTGGACAAGATGTAGATGATGCCGCAAAGTCAGCCGCAGATGCTGGATTAGTAACGTATGCCACAACTGCATTACTAGCCGCAACACCTTTAGCACCCTTTTCAACTATAATAGGTGGTATAGTAGGTGGTTTTGTAGGTAGAGTTATATGCAATGAACTTATGAAGCAAGGCATTATGGATCGCAAACAAGTCATATTAGACTATAAATTTACAAGAGACTATCTAACGCCACAACATGTCACTGGTTATCATGTTTGGGCAGTATGGATGGTAAAGCAGATGAGAAAAGGTAGATTAGTTGGACTTTGGGCACATATAGCTGGACACAGAGCTAACGAAATAGCTTATATTTATGGCGAAAGAAACAAGCCAGATTACTTAGGTAAATTATATAGAAAAATCCTAGAGCCTATCTGTTGGACTGTAGGTGCATTTTGCAAAGAAACAGATTGGTCTGTATTATATAGAAAAAAGGAGATTTAATTATGGCTGA